TAATCTATGACCACCATCTGCAGTCATCTTATATTCAGACTTAGGCTGGTATGTATAGAGTTTATCAACATCAAAATCAGAACCCATCTGAGCTACAATCTCTTCAGGAACAATAGCTAACGTTCCAGCTTCAGGAGGTAAGAACCCTACAATTTTCATAGGAAGCATAGAGTTATGTCCCTGATTAGGTATACGTAATCCTATTACTGAGAGTACATCATCAGGTATACGATCATTATCTATAATACCATCTTCATTAATGAACTCTTCAATGTTAATGATGTTACCATCAAAGTCTTTAAATCTCCAAGGAACAATAACTTGTGCAGGATTAAGTTTACCGTCTCCTTTTGTTACAAACTCTAACCCTTTACCAGGATTGAAGTCTTTTGTAGGAGTAAATTCAATACCTGAACTATCGTTTTTGAATTCTTCATACGTCATTAACCCACCAGAGCTACCCTGAACGTATGAATAACCATGCATCTCTTGCTTCAATGTAATGTTAGATACCTGAGCAAGTAAAAGACTCTCTATTGCAGAAGCATTAGGTGATAATGAAAGCGGTAAGATAAATCCTGTACCATCTTCATTTAGCTCAAGAGCTTCTATAGAAGCCAGAGACCAATTTCTTTTCTCCCCTTCTTTTCTAAGAAGTTTTTGTATTTTATCAAAGTCACGAATAGTCATTTCACCATTCTGTACTTCAATACCCATATCTTTGTACAGCTGTTTGCTAGCACGGTTAACCATAGAGTTAACAATACGCTCTTTAATTAACTCAAGCTCTCTTCCTGTAAATCCTTTATCTTCAAACTTAAATCCAGCTAGGTTTCTAACAGAGTTAAAGATCAGTTTGTTAGCTTGACTAACTAAATGGATACTTTCCTTATTCTTAATAGGAACATCTTGCTGAAACCCAAACCCCTCTCTATTTAGAGTTCTAGTAGAAGATTCTAAATCAAAGTCTTGTTTTATATCTCTACCTTCAAAGATCTCTACAGGATTTACAGATCCTACTTTATTAGCTGTTGAATAAGAAACTCTATCTATACCCCCTTTCTCCATTTTCTTTCTTAAAGAATCCAGTTGAAATCCTTTTAAGAATTGTGGTAGCAGAGGAAATGCACTTGATTTTACATACCGTTTATTAATAACATCATAAGAAGTGTCAAAATATTCATCTCCTACATACAATGGTTTTGTAGGTGTAGGATTTAGAATAGCTAACTGACTTTCTGAGAACTCATAATACTGACCCGGCTTTATAACTTTAGACAGCTCGTCATATTGAGCAGGAGATATACGTCCTTCTGCTTTCATGTTTCTTAAATGCTCTTGTACAGAAGTATATTCCTGAGCATCCGTAATTTCCATTTCACCATATGCTTCTCCTAATTGCTCTCTTTCTCTAGAGGCTACAATAGAATCTTTGATAACAGCCATTGTGAAGGTCTTACTATCATATCTACCTCCTGATCTAGGAGCAATATCTTTAGCTAACCTCTTATTTATATTCTCTATAGTAGATTGAAGATTCTGTCGAACAGAGTTTCCTTCTTTCCCTTTCCAGAATAGAGCAGGGTCTCCAGATATTACTTTAAATTCTTCTGACATATTCAGCATGTAATTTACTGTAAAGTCTACAGCTGCATAATGTATTTGAGATCCAGGTTTTGTGTAAGGAACTAAACTTCTACCTTTAAGGTCTTTACCTTTTATATATTTACTGTCAATACTGTGTGTAAAGTACGTTTTACTAACTGTTTTTGTAGGGTTATTAGGGTCTGGGAAATTAGATGTCTTTCTATTTACCAACCCATCAGCCGTCCAATCCCTGACAAGATTTCTAGATTCTTGTAAAAGTCTGTGTTCCACTACTTTATACATAATATCAATGCTAGATTGCTCGTCTCCTTCTCTAAAAGCAAAAGGAGATCCAGAATCCCACACTTTATTGAATTCTTCTTGAGTAATAGCAGTACCTATATATGATTCTGCAATTTCAGCATTCAGTTCAGGGAATAGGATAAAGTAATTAGCTCCTTCCATATACCCTTCAATACTAATACCACTAGCTTCCATTTGAGCTTTATGAGTATATTTAAAGTTCTGTATCCTCTTAAACTCACTCATAATATCTCTCTTGATCTCAGTCTTAGCATCACCTATAATTTCTTTAGGACGACCATTATCATCTAGAGTGATTTTAGTACCTACTTTAGGAGCATTATAAATAGGTAACATAGTCTTATCTGACTTTGTAGTAGATAAGAAACGAGCTTTCTGTCCGCTAGTTTGACCTACAGTTCCAAAGAAGTATGTAGCAGCTAATAAATTATTATCAGTCTTACCTAGTTTATCACCACTGGTAGATTTTTTATTCTCTTGGTTTTTAACTCCGTCTACATACTCTAACGTAACTCCTCTAGAATCAGTACTTTTAGCATCTTTAGCCCATCTACTCCATTTAGAGAATGAGGTTTGATCTAATCTTTCTAAAAATATCTCATCAGTAGAAAGTTTTCTTATAGCTGTAGAAGCAGCTGTATGATCTTGGTATGGATATATACTATTTCCATTTATATCATTATAAGAAGATGTGTAAATCGTATCTGAATGATTTACCTGAACAGAAGCTAACGCTCTGAATCTAGATTTAAGTGATCCATCTGTTAGAGGGTTCACAGCATCAAAAGACTCTGGAGCCTCATCTGGTAGTGACTTAAATAAGAAGTCAATGAATGTGTTAGGGGCGGGTTTACCATCTTTAACAGCAAATTCTGCATTGAATGCTTTACCTTTAAGTGCATAGGAAACAGGTTTATTTACACTCTCCCATGCTTTATCTTCCATTTCTACACCAAGCTTAGCTAAGAAATTACGTATATAATCATTTCTTTTATTAGGTGTAATGTTATTTAACTCAGATATATACTCTTCTTTTAACTTCTTAGCCTGTTCAGGATCTATAACAAGCTGACCATCCTCCATCTTAACAAGATCAGAGTCTTTCATATTCTCTATCCAACCCTGATACACAAGATCAACTGCAGAGTTTCTGTTTGAATTTATTGGCTTGTATCTATATCCTCTAAAACCACCCATATTATCATAGATAGGCTGGACTAGAGCTACAACCATATTTACGTACTGTTTGGACATTAATTTTGTAAACTCATCTTTAAGAGTAGATGTATCTGGTAAGTTTTCTAACTGCTCAGCTACAGTACCAAAAGGTGCATAGTTATATTGCTCTGCTCTAAGTAAGGCAATAAAGTTATCATAGTCAGGATTCTCGTCTACAAATAGAGCTGTAAGTCTATCATATAGAGTGTCCATAGGAACATATCTCCTTCTTCCTAACCAAGGAGATTCAGCTATTTTCCTCTCATTATTAACCCATGTTTGCTCAGGTATATGTGATAAGAACAATTTTAACTTAGCTGAAGCAGTATCTTTTGAGTTCTCATGCCATTTAGCTTTAGGATCGTACTTAGTCTGTTCATAGTTGGCATTTTCTCCTTCAAGGATGTCTTCATCAGAACGTAACTCATATCCAATAGTTTCTAGCCTACTGATAGCTCTCTCAGAAAACTCACCCCAACTATCTAAGATTTTCTCATAGTTATTAGCCAGGATATCGTTGCCTTCATCATATAGTAAGATTAATTCATCTATAAACAGCTTTTTAGCAGTCTCCATAGATTCACTAAACTCAACCATTTCATTATTATCTTTGATCTGGTTGGCTATAATAAATACAATAGAGTCAACTACTTCTGCCATTTGTGGTTGAGTAAATCCTTCTACTGTGTATTTCTGAGAACCTTGAATAGTTAAATCTTCAACATCAAACCCCCTTTTATCTCTCTTACTAGATGATGGTCTAGCTGTTGAGCCTAAATTAGAATTGTCTTCAAGGTCTCTAATACCTGTAATTTCTCCGTCTCTCTCCTCTTTAGGGATGTAGTATTTAGATTTCTCTTTAGACGTTTTCTTAGATTCCTCTACTACGGAATCAGACTCTTTAGTTTGTGTGTCTTCTGAAGAATCTTCTTTACTAACTTGCTTAGAACGTTCTCCAAGAATAGGATTAGGATTAACATTATTTACTAACTGTTCAAAGTAAATATGTTCAGTAGAACCGTCTTCATGCTCTATAGTATTTCTACCATCTATGTATGTTTTAAGATGTTCTTTTGCAAACTGGTTATAGTTTTCATAAGACTTTACATTCAACTTACCATCTTCAAAGACTATCTGTACATATTCATCTGATGAGTTTAACTTCTCTCTATCTGGATTAAAAGGCAGTTGTTGGATATAGGTCATAACTGCAGGGTCTAATCCACCAGTTTCCTCATCAATAATAGAAGCATATTTATTAGAATCCTGATTGACATACTTCTCATTAGATGTATATATGATACCATCATTAGACCCATCATTAGGTCTATAAAAGTAAATATGACCAGAACGATCATCTACATTTATATAAACTCTATTAGGATCTCCATCCTTCTTCTTATCAATTTCTTCTTTTGTAAATGAGCTGAGGAAAAAGTATTCTTCTAAGAATCTAGCTAATCCTTCTGTACTAGCAAAATCATAGTTACCAGTAGCTTCAATGTCTTTTGTCAGGTCTGAGAATTCAGTAATACGTTCTTCATTTCCTGTAAATTTAGCTCTGATAGCTTCTAAAATTGTTTGAATCTCTTGATTAGAAGGTTGTCCTATTGTAAAAGGAATAGCAACACCTGCTAAGTTAGCTACAACAGTACCATCATTATATGGAACTACTTTAGTTTCGTCTTTAAATCTTACTTGACCACCTCTAACTACTTGAATTTTTAAATTAGGATCTGGCATTAATGTAGAAGCATTACCTTCTATTCTACGTTTACCATCTTCAGTAAGGTTATAAATCAAATTACCTTGACTGACTCTATTGATAGTCGTGTCTATAGAACCTTTTTCATCTACAGCTCTTCTTATAGCTTTAAGTTGCTCAATCTGTATTTCAGCATTATTGCCGCCAGCTTCAAGTTTGTAATTAGCTACGTTTACATATTCATCACCTTCTTTTCTACTAATCCAGTTAAGAGTAGGTAGATATCCAATAACTTCATCACCAAGTTTAATAACCATTGGCTTGTTATCAATATCTGTAGGAATTTCTTTAGTAGGTTTATCCCCTTTATCATAGACAACGCCTTCATACTCACCTTCTTCCAGAGATACAATAGTAACAGTTTCTCCTTTCAGACTATTTGTTTTACTTTCTAGTCTAGGATTGTATTTATTATTACGCTCATTAGACGATGTAACTTTGCTAATAGTACCATCAGAGTTTTCTACTTCTTTATAAGCTCTAACATTTCCATATTGAACCTTACTAGATGATACTGTTTTAGGATCTTCATTTGTATTAGGTTTCTCACCTTTCTGGCGTTCAAAACCACTTTCTATAGCAGACAGTAAATCTTCAGGAGATATTGTATCTCCTTCTGCAATAACAGGTTTATCATTACCATCAGTTACACCAGCAATATCATCATCTGATCCTTTTTTACCCTTATTTAAAGCGTCCATAATACCATCAGACATTTCACCGCCTGCTTCATCAGGATCAGGTAAGTTGTTAGGATCGAAATCATCCCCTACATCATCAGCAGTACCTTTTGTATCAGTCTTTTTCTTTTTATCTTCTGCATCCTTCTTAGCTTTTTCAGCTGCTTTTTCAGCTTTCTTTTCTGCTTTAATATCAGATACTTGATTATCTTGTACTTCTTTGTTTTCTTTCTTTTTACGTACTTTCTCAGCTTTCTCAAATTTATCTACTTCTGATTTATAAGCATCAAAAGCATTTTTAACAAATTCATCTCTACCTTTAGAAGACTCAACAAATTTTAAACGTCTCTCTAACCCATTCAGGTGTTTATTCGTTTTATTAAGAGCTTTAACCCCTCTCTTGTAATCTTCTCTCAATAAGAAAGTATCTTCAGCTTCTTTCATAATACCTTCAGCATTTTCACTGAAGAGTTTGCTTACTTGAACGTACTCTGCTTTTGTATCTTTAATAGACTCTTCTATAGTTTCTACTGCTTGCTCTTTTGTTTGAGCACCATATCTGTCAAGAATTTGTCTATTACCTTTCTCAGCTTCTTTCTTCTCTTCTTGAAGATCTTTAATGTTTTCATCTAAAGCTTCGATTCTTGCTTGTAACTTATTCCAGTATATAGGATCAGTTGTACCACCTCTTAAATCTTCTGGTAGGGCTTCTGAAGACTTGGTTTCGATCTCAGTTTCTAGTTCTTGAAGCTGGTTTCTAATGATATCAGCATTTTCACGAGTACTACGTATTCTACGTTTAATGTCAAATACATACTCACCCATATTCAGAGCTTTCTCATCACCAAAATTAAATTGGTTTACCGTAGAAATGTATTCAGCTTTAAGTTCATCTACCTCTTTGAGTTTCTTTTTAACAGTTTCTTTGTACTCATTATCCTGAGTATTTTCTGCAAGACCCATAATCATAGCCTCTGTCACAATTTCTTCTCCAAAAAATTGTTCTTCTAAAGCTTCTTTTCTCTCTTGAAGTTTTGTTACAGCTTCTTGATTCCCTTCTCCCTGAGCCTGTGCTAACTGATCGTTAAGTTGATCTAAAATATTAATACTATTGTCCATTTCTCCTATTTCTTTGATAGAAGCCTTTAAAGCGTTTCCCCCATCTAAAGGTATGGTTCTCTTGCTAACCACGCTGAAAAGCTTGTTTCTCGCTGCTCTCATGCCTGCTTCATCACCTTCTGCCACTGCATCTTGTAATTCTTGCTGTGCAGTAACAATTTCTCTGATATCAGACTCTAATGTTTTAGCATAACTCTTACCAGCTATCTCTAAATCCATTTCACCTAATTGTTTAGCTGATAGATACTTTAATTGAGGCGTTTCTCCCTCTGGAGCTATGTTTGTTTTATGCATAGGAAGATTCATCATAGCTGCACTTTGACCTGCACCACCAATAGCACCAAGTATGGCACTTAAGGCACCTTCTTCTGTCATTAGTGCTTCAAACCAAAGTTCCATGCCTGTAGCATCACTATCAGACATTCCAGCTTCTTGAAGACCTACTTGCTCAGCATAAACGTTAGTTACCTCTTCTAAAGATTCTTGGAAAGCTTCTATACCTGGATGAAATCTTTCCATAAAAGATCTTGCAGGTATAGATGGATTTATTTTTGCTTTAGCTAAACGTTCTAAGAATTCTTTGCTAGTCTCTCTAGTCTTTCTTGTAAGACCAACCTTACTTGCTCTATTAAATAAACCTTGAGACTTAAATATAGGATAAAGACCTGTTAAGTTTAATGCTGCTACTAAAGCTGTAGATGTAAATGCTGTAGTAGCTGCTGCTTCTGAAGCTGCTTGTGTAGCTAATTCTGTATCTCCTGTTTCTCTAAACTTAGTGTCATATACTTGTTTAAACATTTCACTACCTGACATAGCTCCTTCAAAGAAAGCAAGAGAACCTGCAGTAAATCCTTGAGAAAAAGCATTACCTGATTTAGTAACAGCTCCAGCTACTTTAGCGCTTTGAGCTCCTTTAGTTAAAGCACCTGTTACTTTACCAGTAGTCCATAAAGCGCCTTTAGTTACACCTGCACCTGCTATTGCAAACTGAGCTATAGATTCTACTAAACTTGAACCTGTTTGAAGCCACCAAGCCACGTCTCCTAAATCAATAACTTTATTAGGATTATATCTATGTGCTTCTCCAAAAAGGTCTTTACCCGCATTAGCCATTTCTGTAACAGCATTACTAAAATCTACTTTATATTCTTCATCTGCGAGCTCCTTCATTCCATAAGAAACAAGTTCTGCTGCATATCCTACAGACTCGAAAAGACCTAAACCAATGTTAGGTAAGACATTACCTACTGTTTTAAGAGTTTTATTTAAGTTAGTTTGGTTTCTAGCTCTATTGATATTAAGGTCCATGCCAGGAAGAAGACCTCTATCATATTTATTAAGTTTACCATAGCCAGTACCATAACTTGAAGGAAGAGTTCTTTCTGGAGCATTTCCTTTACCTCTATCAATAACTTCTTGTATAGTTAAAGGTTTAGATTTTTTGCTTTCCTTTCTATCAGGATCAGTACTTCCAGTAGCATCATTTCCTACTGGCTTCATGTTAAGGCTGTTGAATAGTCCTACATCTTTCTTATCTGGCATTTATTAGTTTCCTGTTATTCCTGTTATTCCTGTTAAAAACTGATGGTAATATGGACTGTTTTCCCAAATTACTTGACCTTCTTCAAAGGTTACAGACTTATCATCATCTGTTATTGTTTGCTTGGAAGGGACTCTAAATCCTATACGTTCTCCTCTATATGCACCATCAATATATTGACCTTCTTTGATAAATTCAACATCAAGTTCTCTTCCTGTTCTAGAATCTGTCAGTCCTAAAGAGCTAGAGATTTTTCTAGGATCAGCTTTAAATTCTGATATTTTTCTTAAAGGTTCAAAAGTTTGTTGCTCTCTAATTCTAGGGTCTGCTACTTTAAACAACTGTCTCTCACCATTAATAAAGGTACTCACTATGACTCCAGAAGGTATGTTAGGATCATTACCTCTAAACTCTCCTATCATAGCTACATTGTCAAGAATTTCTTCTTTAACATCTTGTGTAAGATCCATACCTAGTCCCTTAGTAACCCACTGCTCAAAGTTTAAAAACTCCTCATCTCCTTCAGGTCCTGTTGGATATATCTTAGAATTAACAATAGAACCAGGAGTATTTGAATTTCTCTCTCCTAATACTTTAGATTTAGCTTTCTCTCTAGCTGTTTCATCTGAATAATCATACAAGAAGCCTCTTTGAGAAGCTAAGTAGTTTCTTTTCTGCTGGTAAAGATTACTAATACGCTCTTTATATGCTTCTTCTGTTTCTTGATCTCTTTTAGGATTTTCTTGAACTATTTGATTAATAGCATCTCCATATAACTCTCTTACTTGATCTGATTTAGCTTGTTCTTCTAAAGGAGTATCATCTTTAAATAATTCTATAGAAGTTTGCATCTTATTAATTTCTTCATTTATTTCTGCAAGCCTTGCTATATCTTCTTTAGATCTAGTAGGCTGATGTCCAGCTCCTTCCTTAGATCCTCTTTGTTGTATTCCTCTAGCTTCTTCTTTAATTGTAGCAAGTCTTTCACTTTGACTGATAGTTAATGCAGGAGCTGCAAAAGTTTCTGGCATACTAGTTACATAAGGATTATTAAGAGCTTCAGACTGAATAAGGTCAGTAGCTAGATATCTTCCGTTTCTATCTGTCTCTTGTTCTGCAGGTGTTCTATATTTTCTATCAAATTCTGTAAAGGCGTATTTACTTTGACCAAACCCTTGAGCACTTCTAATTTCATTATCAGCCTTAAGAGTACCTACAATCTCAGCATCAGAGAATCCTCTAGCTCTTTTAGAGTCTATTTCTTCTTGTAATTCTCCTAAACTACTATCAGGTGCATTTTGTTTTAATTCTTCTAATGCTACATCGGCTCCTTGTTGTTCTGCTAGATCTGTAAAATAAGCTGTTTTTCTACCTCTATATGCCTGTATTTCAGGATCAGCAGCAAATGCTCTATCCAAAATAGCTAAAACTCTACGATTATCTATACCAGAACTTGTAGTTATTTCATACTCTCCTGTTTCAGGATTAAGTACTCTTTCCACTAGCTGATTACCTTCCCCATCTACAAAACCTCTTTCTTTACTCCCCTTTAGATAACTGTCTGTTTTTTCTGCTAACATGACATCTTCAGCTAATTGCGTAGGAGATCCTCCAGATATAGAAGCAGTCAAACTATCCATATCATACTCTATTTCAGGAGCATATCGCTTTTGCCAATGAGCAAGTTCATTAGGATTGTTGATACGATCTTTATTGAGCTCCATAAAATCATCAGCCCACTGAGATCTAGCTTCTTGTGCAGTTTGAAGAGTTTCTAGAGAGCTAGCTGCTTTTTCAGCGCCTAATTGAGTTCGTAATAAATCTCTCGATGAGTAACCTCTCTCTTGTCTTTCTTGTATACTAGGTGAATACGTATCAAATACAGCTTGTGCAAATTCCTTTCCTTTATCTGTTGTGGCAGAGCCAATTAATTGTCTCATTGCATTCTCTTGACGTACATCACTTAACTCAGCTGCTTCTCTTCTTGTTCTAGCGTTAGCAAGTGCATCTCCTACCATCCCCATATTAATAGGTTGGTATTGTGGTACATATTCTGTGGGTACAAATCTAGTGTATTTATTCGCCATAATTTATTTATTTATCCAAGTTAGAGGGTCTACCATCTTGCCATTTTCTCGTATAGAGAAAAATACATCATTTTGACCACTGTTACCAATAGGACTATCTGCATTGATAGTATCCCCTTCTTTCACACCAATATCTCCTAAGTTACCATATACAACAAGAGTTCCGTTATGATCAACTATTACAGAGTTTCCATGCCCTGAAATGTTAGCTACGCGTTTTACTATACCAGTTCCTACAGAATTTACAGGTTGATTAGGTTCTGTTTTAATATTAATACCAAGACTAGGTGTTTTAGTACCAAGCTCAGGGTGTGTCTGTGTGCCAAAACCTTTAGTTACCTCTCCCTGAACAGGTAAATTGATAGAACCTTTTGTAATTGATGTATCTATATCTGTTGCTTGAGGGGTAAGATTATCTAACAAACTAGTATCTATATCTGTTAATGCTTGATCTAATTCTAAATCAGTAGCCTCTATAATATTATCTTTTGGCTTACTAGATGGTACGCTAGGTTTTTCAGCAGACTTTATAGGTAGCCTACCACTAAAATCCATATTGTTGCTAGGTACGTTTATCTTAGGTATACCCATAGGGGTAGTTGTTAAAGCTTTAGGGGCACTAGGACGTTCAGGAGTAGGAGGAATATTTCTATCTGCAGGTGTATAAGGCTTCTCTAATCTGCTATCAAATAAGTTTTCAGAATCTGTTTCTTCTATGTCTAAACGAGGAATACCCATAGGGGTAGTTGTTAAAGCTTTAGGGGCACTAGGACGTTCAGGAGTAGGAGGAATATTTCTATCTGCAGGTGTATAAGAAGTAGATGTATCAGGTTTACCCGCTACTTTTTTTTTTGAACTCTCCTCACCGAAGAATCGTAATACAGCAGGATCATCTCCATAGTATGTTCTAAGGTATTTTTCCATCTGTTTGTCTCTTTCTCTCATGTTACCTTCAGCCTTCATTTTCATGATGTTAGTAGATGCTTCAGAAATAGCTTGTCTTGAAAGATTACCTGTAAGGCCTAATTGAGCTTCAGCAGCCATTCTGTCTTGTCTTGCTCTTTCTTGCATAGATGCGTTTTGAGCATTAGTATTAGAATCTAGCCTAGCTTGTGAAATGTTACGTCTTTCACTCATCTGCATTTCTACATTATTCTTCTGAGCATAAGCTCTAGAGTCTGCAGTACCCTTCATAGATAAAGCAGCTAATCGTTCTTGAGAAGATGCAGCAGGATTAGCTAAAATACCTCTATAACTTTGAGCACTTGTTCTAAGTTCAGGATTGATATTATAATTAATAGGATCATCATTAATCTTAGCTCTAGCTACTTTAGTAGGTTTTTCAGTTTTATTTTTACCAAAAATACCTGCACCTAAATTAAATGCAGTAGGAGCCAGTGCAAATATATAATCTCCAGTAGTTAATCCTTCACCATCAAAACTTCCAGTAGTTAATCCTTCATCATCAAAACTTCCAGTAGCTCCTTCATATAATTTAGGAGTAGGTGGATTTACTACTCCACTAGTAGTAGTTGGAGTTGGAACTTCGCCTGTAGCATACTTAGCGGGCTTATACCCACCATTAGCCATCACAGCACCTTTTTCACCCCAGTTAGAATTATTATTACCTAAATTTCTTTTCTTTCTACCAGATACACGTTCCTGCATTTCAGCAAGATCGTCTACAGCTGTCTTATCAGCTTTCATAGACATTAGTTTTTCGTGTCTTTCTGCAAAAGTCTCATTACTTTTAGGTACTTTTAATCTGTCAGAAAAGATATAGCTTCCTTGAGAGTCAGCGTTTATAGTTTCACCGCCCTCTATTTCAGTATCAGGAGACATAACAATTCCTCCTTGAGCATGATTTCTACCTATAGCTTTATAAGACCCTCCTCCCATACTTTTAGCATACCCTCCTGTAGCATAACCTTTATACCCACCGTTTTTATATTCTCCTAAATTTCCACTACCCATAGTAATTTCTTCTATTTCTTCTGGTTCCTTTTCCTTCTTCTTGTCAAACTGGTTACCTACCATACCTCCTATCTGAGCTCCAAGCATAGGCTGCCCTATAAAAGAACCTCCTATAGCACCTAAACCTGTACCTATAAGACCTCCTAACCCATATTTATTAGGATTGAAATATTTACCTTTTTTAATAACTACTCTTCTAGGTGAAGGCTTTCCTGTGTATCCATAAGGTTGGTTATTCTTCATTATCTATGGTGCGGTTTAAAGTTAACATCAGAAGAAAGCAGTCTTAGAAATCTAGCATCCTCTGGAGTGTAATATAACCTAACTATAGCATATTTTCCAGTTAGTTTTTTCTGCTCATGTGCAGGCAAGGTATTGTCTATCTCACCTGTATCAGGATTAAGAAGATCTCTAAATTTATTCACTTTCCATGTATGGTCTATATTTCTAACATTACCATTAGGTTCAGTAAAGTAAATAAGATCAACAAATCCAGTATCTTGCAGTTCATTACTAATACGGATTCCATCAAAAGTCTTCTTGTAATTAACCCTATCAGATGACCCAGGATTATAAGCATAGGTTAAGAATTCTACATTCTGTACTAATTTAGTTTGTTTTGGAGCTTCATTGCCTACATACTCATAGATCATATCATGTTGAGTTCCATAAAATTCTGCAGGAATTCCTTTATGATCGTATATAATACCATCGTTTACAGTAAACAACTTGTTGATATCGTTATACATGTAGTTTGGTACGTATGAATGGAAACTTACCCATCTCTGAATTTCTGGTAAATATGAAATAGTAAATGACTCATCTTGTAGGTATGTGTCATTTGTGAAATCTATTGGTGTTCCATCTACAAGCAATTCTCCATCTTCTACAGACCATGTAGCATCTTTTAATGCTTGAGTAGGTTTCCAATCTCTTTTAGTCAGGATAATTCTTTTATACTCAGGGTCATAAGACATAAGTATCTCAGTATTAAGAATCTTATCTGCAATACCATCTTCAAGTTCATCTATATGCCAGACCAGATTATCTTCAAAGAAATTCCTCATCCCTGCCTCTGATATCTCTATAGGTTTACCTGCTACAGAAAATACTTTCTTAGCCTGTTGATCTACAAAGAAATATCCCATAGGAGTAACTACAGAAGAGCGTGAATGTTGAAGACCTGCATACCCTTCTTCTACAGAAAATAATTCATCAGGCTTAACAGCAAAGATGTTACCATTACCTAAGAACGCTCTAAAGTCAGCGGTAACAAGTTCTTCTCTACCTCTAGTTTTAAACAGCCCTCTTCTCATATGAGCTATAAGAATATTCTGAAGAACTTCTAGGTTTGTAATCTCTCCTCTATTCTTAGGAAGATCTAAGTAATCCTCAGCAAGGAATACTCTGAATAAGTCAGATTCTAGTACATCATCATCTGTTTTACTACGAATAACTCTATTAGGAAACTCTATTATTTCTGAAAACTTCTTAGGATAAGGAGTTGTTTTTGCAACTAGATGACCATCTACACTGTGAGATAAATCATACTCTAGATAGTTATCAATGTACCCTTCAAATTCAGGATCTGGATGATTCTCTTCTAATAATATCAGTTCTTCAGCCTGTGATAAATTATTACCATTCAGTTCTCCATAGTCATTACCAGACTGTCTAAAAGCAATATTATCATACGATTCTACAACAATAAATACAACATGAGTACCATAATCATCTGAAGATCTATCATCTTTATTAGATACTCCCCCAATTCTATAACCAAATTTATTTATATACGTATCTCCTCCATACATAGCAGGTAAAGATCCTGCCTCACCTGGAGAACTACCTCCAATTAAACCTTCCGTAACATTAGAAACAGTAGGATCATTTACAGTGTTATATATAGCACCGTTCCACTCACTACCTACAGCATTAGCTTCTATAATCATTACAGGGTTACCTTCAGATATATCTACAGTAGCAGAGTAAGCAACAAAATCATCATTGTTTAAATCTTGAGCTAGATTTTGAGCTATTTGAATCTTTGTTTGATCATAGAAAACTTCTGTAGACATGTTTTGAATAGGATCTTCAAAATTCTTAAAGCTAAATGCTATATTACCAGCAGAGCCTTCTAATCTATCTCTACCTCCTGTTAAATCAAATGTATTAGGTGTGAATATAGCACCGTTATCTTCTATTGCTGTAGGTATCTGTAAAACAATAGTTTCACCGTTATCAGTAGCAGAAATATCTGTAGAACTAACTCGTATTACTGGATTAGCTCCCCCTAAGTTAATAGCATCTAGTCCTGGTATATTTGAATTTATTTCATTAACAATAATAGTAGCTAAGGTAGATTTAGTTACAGCTATTATTGGTAAACAGTAATCAGTACCCTTGTATGTCAAGTAAGCTTCATTTAGATTGCTACCTGTACAAGCATCACTGTCAGAACTAGGCTCATTCTGTATTTCAAAAGTAGCTGTTGGGGATATGCCTGCTATTTCTGTAGGAGCATCTCCTGAAATAGTAACAAAGCCTGTAGCTTTAGTACCTCCTGCAATACTAGGATTAGCACTAAAGATTTCCATATTCTGATAATACTCTCCTATTAACACCAACTCTTGAAGATCAAAAGGAGAGTAAAGTTCACTCTTATCCTGCATTAAGTTTACAATAGGTCCATAAGAGTTACCTACAGTTAGATTAAAGTCTATATCTAGCAGTGGATCTTTAGAGGCTATAAGTACACTGGAATGTTCATTAGTACTTTTCTTATTATGTTCAAACCCTAAGTTAGTAATATTTACAGAGTCTGTATCTGCAGGTATATTGGATATAGCTTTGATTCTTCTTTTTAAATTTTCAGGATCGTTAGAATCGTATGTAAATCTTGTTGGAGCAGATATTTTTACATTAACTTCATTGTTTATATCTCCATTATATTCATAGCTCTCCCTACTTGTAATTATAGCTTTAGCAACCTTTTGAATATGTGTAATACTAGCTATAGAAGAATTTCTAACTTTAGTGCTGAAAGGAACACAACTAAATACATCTACATCTTCCACATTAACAGGTCCTTCAGGAAGTCTATTCTCATAAGAACCATATGGAGTAGTACTAGTACCCCAATTCTGTCTTTGATTTAAAGTCATTAAACCCTGATCAAGGATAAGTTTGTTTTCATTATCCTTTTTAGCCATATAAAGCTTTATACCTACAACTTTCTCTCGAATATCATCTGGTATGTAGATATTAGAGAACTTTACACCTATGGTAGATACTGCTACATTCTCTCTAATAAAACCCTCTCCTTGATAAATAGGTACATTAAACTCTGTAGGAAATCTGTGATGTTTTACATTCTGGTTTCTTAAATTAGATGTTATTGTTTCTGTATCTGCTATGGACTCTACTACATCCCAATCATCTGTATCAGGATAAAATTCATTACTATTTATCCATTCTCTCATACCTCCCTCAGAGCCTCCAGGAATATGGAAAGCCATAGTCTCCTGACCGCTTACAAGTACGAATGAGATGTAAAATGCATACACTTCATCTCTTCTAAAACTCTTATTAAAGTATGTAAGAGTTTCATCCCCATAAGCCCATTGAAACTTTTGAGTAAGGTCTAATACTTTTGTTGTGTAGTTCGTCTTAATGGCATTAGCATATTTCTGATATCGTACAGCTTCTGGTTTTGTCATATTACCCATATACAGGGTATCATCTACTTGAGTAATATATTTAGCTGTTTCATAATAAGTATTATCTATAAGTATTTCTTCTATAGAACCGTCAATAGTTCCTTGATTTCCTGTATAAGTAATCTGCATAGACGTATCAATAATAGATCTAGGACTCATCAGATTAACTTCTGCAATACCGCCATCTTCATAACGAATAGCAGCTATCTGTATATTTTCTTTACTTTCATCTAGATTGTTTGCAGATATCTTAATAGATTTGCTGGTCTTATTGACAGGGTTCCCTTGATTAAAATAGTCTCCTCCAAAATCATCTCTCTGTATACCCCTAACAATATCTATAGGTTTAGTAATTGTAGTAAAGTTACTAATATTACCTGCATCATCTACATACCTAGCTGCAAATTGATAAGCTCCTGATATTAAAGAACCTCCAAAATCATCTACTTCTATTAAATCAAGATCAATAGGAAATTTACTAGATGGAAAGATGTTTAATTCATCAGGTGCTTCAAACCCTTCGTCTTTAGTGATATTGTAGAATCTAGGGGATGTAACTCCATCTGTCCAGTATATAATCATTTCTCCCTTCTCATTAATACGAGAAGTAGCTTGAACATTACTGGTTTTTTTAAATCCTACTTTTAAAAATTCTGAATACATAATGTCCTATTATACTATGGTTATATCGTCTGTTGAATATGCAAAGCCTGCATTCTTAATATCTAGCTGCACTAGACCTGTTAAAGAATTATCGTCTGTATCTATAGTAACTACATTACTGTTTAAAGTAAACGTGTAGTCAGAAGATACAGCTATACAGGCATCATATATTTTTTGTGCTATACTGTTAGCACTCTCTAATGCTGTGATAGGAGCTGTAGTTGCAAATACTGAACCACCTATCTTTATATCAATCTGTTCGTTTACAGTATACCCATCATCTCCGCCATATAAAAATATAGTATAAGAACTAAATATTAACCCATTCCCTTCAATAGCAGTAGGTACTTTAAGAATGATAGAAGAACCGTTTTCAGAAAAACCTGCAATAAACTCAACACCTGACGCTGTAATGTTAGCGCTTAAACCAGGTATGTTTGTATTTACTTCATTAGCTAATATTGTTCGTATTATACTTGGCTTATAATTAGGTATTTTCCAGCAATAATCTACATTATTCCATTCAATGTAGAATATGTTATTACCAAAGCTTCCACATGTATCTGAAGCTTGACTAGGCCTGTTTAGCACGTCTACCTCGCCTGTATCAAAGGTAGGATCTGCATCATCATCTGCAGGTCCATTTATAGAGATTTCACCTTGAAATTCATCTACAAAAGCAACGTTAACAGTAACTAACCTATCTTTATTTTGGTAATTTACTTCATACATTCCTGCATTTTGGAAAGTTCTCTGTATAGTTGTAGAGTTAGAACCATTAGCTGGAATGTTTAGGGTATCTTCTACAACCCCTTCAATAATTAGATCTGTATCTATTCCTGTACCTCCAGTATTATCTGCACCATAGCTTATGTCAACTGTTAGTGGTTGATCTCCGCTAAGAGGGCTAACATTTAGAAAAGCATTTGCAATCTCAGGATCAGTTGGACCTCCTGTAACTTGGAATGTTTCTGTTAATCCTAAGAATTTAACTGTGTATGTTCCTAAAGCTATAACATTAAGAAGATCAAATGTTTGACTAGAAGTTGTCTGGCCAGATATAGTTATCGTATCTACTATCTGATTTTCCACAATTAGATCTGCAGATATTGAAGAGCTAGACATATTAGTAGCTCCAAATTCTATTTCTACATCTAGTGGAGTTACTCCTGTGGTAGGTGTTACATTCAAGAATGCTCCTTCTAATCCTTTTACAGCTGTGGCTCCTGAACTTGCCCATGTACTAGGACTTGTAGCATTAACTGCTCTCATTTCTACAGTATATGCTTGCCAGTCTGATAGTCCTGTAAGGGTAAAAGTACCTCCTGTAATACCTGTAAATGTACCTGCTCTTTTAACAACACCATTATTAACTCTATATTCGTACTTTGTAATAGGAGTTCCACCATCATCAGTAGGAGCTGTAAACGTAACATCTATTTCAGTTCCATTTTGATCTAATGAAACACTAACAGGGTTAGGCGCTGTAGTTTGACTACCAGATGCAGTTATATCACCTAAAGCGTTTGTAGCGCGCACTTCAAATTCATATTCTACACCATCGCTAACGTTATATGTAGTAGATCCTATTAAAGATGTACCTTCAGATTGCCATGCTCCAAAAGATCCTCCTACAGGTCTGATTCTAGTTTCTACAGCTGTAATAGATGAAAGACCGTCTTCTATTAACCATGAAAAACTAATCTGATCATGAGCTATATATTGCTGACTTGTTATTGATATCTCTGGAGCTGTAAAATTTCTTTCTTGCAATAGAACAAATTCATCACCATCATCTTTTTGTATTAAAATACCTCCTGGATAGAATAGAACTACATCCCCATTTGGTAAGGGAACATGACCTATAGGATTATACCTATTACCATATAGATCTTCTATAGTAAACTTATTTATAGTACCTTCTTCAGTAACTACCGATCCCACAATATCATTAATATTGATATTTTCAGCGTGCCTGTATGTGCCTTCTGGCTGATCTACAGGATCACAATCAGTATATAAACCTTTAAGTCTTTTGCTCATTGTCTAAGTTACCATATTTTTGCCTGTAGCGTTGATTTTCTTTATCTAAACGAGAAATAGTTTTTTCCATATGTTTCACTCTTTCCATAAGAATACGTACATCAGCTTTAGCTTCTGCAAGCTCTTCAGTTCTTTTAAGTTCTCGTTTATGTATTTCTTTACGTTCTGTTTCAAACTGATCTATCTGTTTACTCAATGTATCTAGCCTGTTCTCTAAGTTTTCAATTAGTTTTTGGGTAGCTACATTGCTAGATTCTTGCTTATGCTTACCAGCATCTATAAATAGTTTGATGTATTTATACATCACACCACCTATAACAACAGATATTACATACCCCATAGTTTGCCAAACAGGACTATTTAGAAATTCTTCATTCATTAATAACCTCCACAATTATATCGTTATCAATTATATTGTAAAGCTTATTAATAGTATGAGTAGAGTTAGTAATGTCTTTTATACCATCACCATCTATATCCACAAAATCTTCACCTACTAGGACACAACCTTTTATATCAGGCAATCCTGTATTAGGATTATTACTTCCAGCAAAGTTCCCTTTATGTATAAGAATTTCTGATCGTTTAGGAACATCTTTAATCCATATACTATTATCAAACTTAGGAGATTGATGTTTTACTGCTTTGTATCTACCTTCTGGTATACAAGATAAATCTATCTTATTGTCTTTCCAAGATAATTCAAGAGTCTTACACTCGAATAGTGTTATATCTCTACAGAAATTTTCATCCCCTACTACACCTATAACCTTAAGATGTCCTAAAGTCTGCTTCTCTTTATAAGTTCTTTCTATAATCAGTTTCATTATTAATCTTTAACTGGTTGATAAGCCATTCCTGCTAATGTAGATGGTTCTTCTGTTCTATCATCAAATACAGATTGTGAGTTTTCTAATACATTAGGTATTAGTGTTACCCAATTCTTAGCAAACTCTTGATATCTGACAGGATCTGGCATAAGAGCTTTTGTTTTAGCCTGAGAGCAATAGTGTTGCCATCTATCCTCTGCTACTGCCCAGGTAATCTGTTGCTTTCCTGCAGGATGCTCCATACCACTTTCAAGCATCTTCATTACAATATACCAATATAACGCTTGAGAAAAACTATAATGATCAGGCACATGAGGAAAACCATCACAGTCTGTAGCTATACCTTTATAGACAACTGCAATCCAGTCTTCTTCAAAACTAGTATGGATATAATTACCCTGTACAAAAAATGTTTCTTCACAATATGTTTTAGCTTGCTTCTGAGAGTTATAGCTATCAATCATAGAAGGATGATAGCCTGTATTCTCATACGTCATTAGTTTAGGAAAATCCTCTTTCTTAGGAGGGTTATCACCTTCTCTGTTAGCATTAAAATATCCATAACGAACTTCATCTAACCTGTACAACCCTTCTGGTAGTACTGCTTTATGAGAAGATGTTTTGACTATCTTAATTTTATTCTCTAACTGAGTTACAGACCCAGTACCCTGTAAAGCCTCTCCCATCCACTCTACAGAATCAGATACCCAATCAGTATCCTGTATCTTTAGATCTCTAAAGACTTTTGAAATTATACGTTTAGAAGATTGATATCCTTGTATAGCCATTATTTTGCTTCTGAGTTAGGTGTACTGTTAGCTGGTTGTTGAAACATTGTTATTTCTCCCTGAATGATATTCTTTGTAATACTCTCTATCATATCCTGACTAATAGGAAAAGGTTCATTCTCATCATAAAGTTCAGAACCGTTAGTTCGTAAAAACTCAAATACTTGTTCAGGATCTTCAAATACTCCACGTACATTGAGCTTATCTGTTGCTACTGCGTTTTCAAGATAAACATAACCATTCTGATATATAGCATATTTATCTTTAGGAGTATACTTATCGTATTGTTTATAGTAAGATCTGGCAGAGTTTACTAATGGAAAAGGTTCATTAAACTTACCCACAGTAGCAATATAAGTTAATCCTGGCTTTCTCTTTAAACGAATAGGAGTAGGAATCTTTTTAGAAGTTCTTCGTAGAAAATGAGTAGATAAGGTAGTATCATTCTCTGAAGAGTTCACTTGCTCTGTAGATAATAAGCCTAAATCCTGCTCAAATAGTTCTAACCTATTGCCATTCTTTTGAGCATCTCTACGTATATAGAGAGACCTATAATATTTAATAATAAACTTGACTTGATCTAGAGATATATACTCATATGGTGCAGGTCTATTACCTTCAATGGCATTTTGTAAATTATAAGCTATTTGATTAAGAGATAGACTGTTCATATTAAGCTCCTGTTGATATTCCTATTCGATAAATTATTTTAGCAACTTCTCCAGGTTGTAGTGTAATATGATCTGCAACATCGAGCACATTTCTTGTAAGAAGTACTGGATTTCTTCTATTGTACCCCCCGTTTAGTGCAACTTCTTTTATAGTGACATCTACACTTCCTCTATTTTCATAAAGTGCTTCTAGACTTATATAAGCTTGATTACCAGACGTTACTACTTCTTTCACATAAGTAGGATGATACCATAAAGACCCATCATAACCTCCATGAGGTATTCGAGTTTCTGTACTTGTTGCGTCTCTCATGTAATAATCATCTATATCAATATCATCTTCATTTGTGCCTACCTGCAACCCAAAAAAGCTTAAATCTGAATCCATGTTGAAGTGAAGGGGCCAGATATAAAATTGACACCCTTTATTTAATTCCTCTAAACGATCTATACTACCTGAAGCATCAGAAGCGTCCCAATCTGTATTAAAATAATCTCTTGCAATCCTATTACTAGAAGAAAGCTCTCTATACATCATTTCATTAAAACCTGCTACAACACCTGACTTGCCTGAAGCTGTAATTTTAAATTCATAAGTAATAGTAAAGGATTCTTGGTCAGCCACTTGAAAAGGAGAAATTGCATCACGAGCTAGCAACGCTACTCCATTATGCCCTGCTTTATTTTCTCCATCCCTTCCAACTATTCTATCATAACCTGATGTACCACTGTCATGGGAAGCTCTAGCCATTAATCCCATTTCACGTATAATTTGAAGAACTCCTGATTTGTTAGTAAATTGCTGTGAAATAGCTATTTGAGAACTATCAACAGCAATAGTAGGGGTAGATATTTGAGGTTCTCCTGAAGATATTTCTATAATACTGCTATCTAAATATCCTGGTAAATAGACATCGTGTAAAGATACAGGATCTGCTGAATTTCCCACAAGAATATTTGTAACCTCAAAAGCAAAAGATCTAGCTAATTTTATACCATTCCCATAATCATCCCAAGAACTTAATACTTTAGCAGCAACTACTGCATTTGCATCAATAGCTTCACCTGTAGGTATATTTAACCCATCTAAAGTAAGTTCAGTACTTGTACTTGTAATAGATGTTATACTTAGTACTTTATAATTTCCAGAATAAGAAGAATCGCCAGTAAGGCAGCACATCTCAGCTTCTCTAATAAAATGTATTACAGAATTTGAAGCATTATGAGAAACTGTAATAGTATTTCCATCCCAAGAAGTTATAGTAAATTGATGAGGTCTATTAAATGATTCTGGAGTACCATTAAAAAATCCATCTATTACAGGCATGACGTAACTAGCATTTTTACGAATACCTCCTTCTTGATATGTAGTACGATTATTACTATACGGGACAGCCTCATCCCAAGGAGTAGATCCTCCATTCATAGACATAGCTAGCTCAGCTAAAAAATGAAATAAAATGCTGTTTCCTTTTTCGTCAACAATAGTTTCTCCATTCTTTTCTACTTTGATATTTAAATGCATAGCATCCTTGTTTATATCAAAACCAGTCTGGATTGTTTTCATTTCTTGCTTAGTTGTTTTAGCTGATGTTTTCATAATAAAATTAAGTTACAATAGTTGTTGCGTGTATATTACCAATATTTTCTTGAATATTTTCTTTAACAGTAGGTTTAGTACTACTTTCAAAAGAGGTACTAAGAGTAACACTAGGGTTTGCTTTATTTTTACGTGCAGAAGTAATAGTGATATTATTTGTTTGCACAGTAGTTTCTAGTGGTATAAAGACTTCAGAACTCTCTACGTTTGTAGATAATTCAGCTATAACCTCTATTTCTGAAGGTACATAAAATATACCTCTAATGCTATTAGTATACCTCTGACCTAACCTACTTCTACCCATAGCTTGAAAGAAATGCAGAGAACCTGTAAAACTTACAGGAAAGGGTATTCTATTTTCAGATGTGAAATCTTCTGTCCACTCTGTTGTCCCTAAAAAAGTAGAAGGATCAAATGGATATCCTTCTCCAATACCCCAATTTATACGAGCTTGTACAGGAATATTAGAGCCATAACTAGCATATACTGTTAAATCAGGTGTTACATACCCTCCAATAAGCTCAAGACCAATTTCTTCTTCGTATATTTCAAAAGCTTTTACACACTCATTTGCATCCTTTACTTCTACAGTGTACCCACCAGCACCTTCTAGTTCAGGTACTTCAAAAACAGGATAGTCTTGCCATGCTTCAGTACCTTGTAGACGGTACTCAAATGGAGGAAAGTTTCCTGTAATATTTAATTTTAATCGTATAGTTGCCATAATATTAAGGTGTTATCTCTGGACTAAATAACCAGAAGTTTGTACCAACATCATTAGGTGCAGATGCTTCTGTAACTAAATAATACGTTCCCGCATAGGCAGAAGGAGGTCCAGTTCCTGAAGAAGCTGTACTTCCACTACTCCTGCACCATTTACCATATTCTTCTGTTGCAGTTGTTTGTATAGTTTCTATAGAAGCAAAAGCAGTAGCAACATCTGTTGTTTGTACACCAGCTATTGTTCTAAATCCATCATCACCACTTTCAAATCCATATGTTGTATTTACTATCGTAATTTCATCTACAGCTAAGTCAGCTTCAAACCCTGTATTATTGTAGTGTCTCCATACAATTCTATAAGGAACGTCTGGAGTCTTATAATTAATTGTTATTTCTTGCCAAGCATTTACACTAGTAAGTACTTCACTGTAAACTGTTTCAAGTATAGTTGCAGATTCATCTATGACATAGATTTCTAGTGTACCTAAGTCATTACCATAAGAATGCATCTGGAATGTAGCAGATATTTGAGGGGCAAACTGTTCAATATTACTTCTAGCTCCCTCTATCCCATCTTTTACAGGTGCAACATAGGCAGAAGAATCGCCAGAAAAACTAGGTACATTAAATGAAGTACCAGTAATTAATGAAGTGTTTTGTTTAACATACCCACTACCTTCATCTAAATAGAGATTATATCCAACTATTTCTGCTATAGCTCCCCAAGAAGCATCAAAACTGTCTATATTTACGCTAACAGTAAAATCATCTATAATAGGTGAAGGTGTAATTGTAGTATCTATTGTGTCAAAGAAAGCATCCCTGGATTTGATAACATATGTTTGCCATTCTACTAAACCAGAAAACACATTACTAGATTGCCATGTAACTCCACCATCTATAGAGTACTCATAGGGTGTATCTCCACCTAAAGCTTCTACTGTAGCATTATATGTAGAATCTCCATTATCTGCTAACGTTACTCCAAATATTTCAAAGTCAAATATAAACTGAGTATCCCAGCTTTCAAAGAATATAGGGCATTCTCCTGTGGGTGATGGTGGTACTGGATTATATGAGATATAACCAGACCCCTGAAAGACCACACCTGATCTCTTACGTTTGTTTATAATAACACTTGAAGTGTGGTTTTTAGGCATTATCTTCTACTCTACTAATATCTTTAGTTACAGTAAATACACCTTCATAGAATGTAAATGTTTGATCTTGATCATCTGTTAACTCTAAATCATAAGGTTTACCTTCAAAAGCTACATCCATAAATTCTTTAGGGTGTACAACCACTAGTAAGTCAAATATATCTAAAGCATCTCCTTGAGGAGTAGATTCTATACTAAAACTACTGTTGGGCATCTCTATAAGAGTTTCATCAGAATCTGCATCATCTTTTACCTGCAGTAAAAATGTCTTATTAGAAAAATCAAATGGAGTACCATCTCTATTATACCCTGTAATCTCCCATACGAAGGTATCATTTCTTTTAGCTACAATATTCTTACAGACAGGATAGCCAGGAATATAAATGTCAGGTGAACTCATAATAAAATAATTTAGTGGTTGTTAAAAATAGGTATTAATTCGTTTTAAGTCAATTTATCAAACTGTAAGTATGCAAGGTCATCATCTCGTAATAGGTTTTTAAGCTTGGTCTTATTTCCCATCTTTCCTCTAGTAGCTACAAATCTATAAGCTGTCTTATTTGTTACTGTACAGTGACCCTTATTCCAATAAAACCTACAGTACCAATCATTAGTAAAGTAGACTAGCCAATTCTCCCCTTCTCCTGTTTTAGAATCATATAAATGTTTACCTTCATCAAGAAGCTTCTGCTTTAGTTTATTACTTTCAGCCCAATTAACTTGTTGGTTACTGTAATTGCGCTTAATCCTAGCTATAGAAATTGTAGAGAGATTAGCACCAAGATTAATTTTCTCTCCTTTTAGTATGATCTCATCCATAACCATCTCATTAAATTCCTGGCATATGGCGGACCACTCTTTATAGGAAAGTTCTCCTCCTCTATCTACATAAAATTCATATATCTCAGGTGAATTATAATTCATTAAAAGGTATCTCTAAAGTTTGCAAATTGTCCAAAATCAGGATTAAATACATGAGCTTCTAGACTCTTTAATCCTATATGGTATCCATTATTTCTATCCCAAGTACTTTGATTGAAGCTAATATCTCTAAGAAAGTTAACAGTATATCCACGTACATCTACTTTACGTAGAAAACGATATTCTTCTTTGTGATGAATGTCTCCAAGAAACATCTCTCTATATTTTGTTTCTCCCCACATGGCAGGTACTTCTTCTGCTACATCCAATGGTAACTGCTTTACTCGTCTCTTCTCATGCTTACCATGTGCAAAAGATAGCAAGTTCTTACCAAATTTCCTGTGATGCATGGGTTTTGATATGTTTGATAGTATTACTCTCTGAGAATTGGCATATAACGCCTTCAAAACTTCATTAAGATAGAAGACCTTATCTTCATCATGATTGCCCTCTACAGGTACCAATTCTACTTCCTGAGCGAATGTTAAGCCTTTAGATACCATACCAGATATGGCAGATACCCCTAATTGGAAGCTTTCTTTCCAATGGACACTTAATTCTTGAGGAGTTCCTGCTTTTGTCTGACTGAAAGAGCCATTTGTATTAAAGAAGTCATTTCCTATAGGAATGTACAGTTTCTTTATTCCATGAGGGCTAATCCAATTATAGATACGTGCTACAGAATCTGCTATTAAAGCTAGATTTTCTTCAATCGTATATCCTTTGCCCACTTCAGATAGTTTATCTATATGGGCATCATATACATTCATAATAGCTGCATTGTTTCCAGTATATAGTATTACATCTGGTATAGATAAAGGAGTTATAGATTCTTTGATTGCCTCTAAAATAGATTCCGTATAATTCTCTTCTTCGATTGTTTTAGGTACAACAGAGTATCTACGTCTACCTGCTGAATCTGTCCAATACTTTACATCGTTATAGGGATCAATTCTATCATAGTCAATACCTACAGATTCACAGTATTCTTTTAATGTCTGATCATTTTCAGCTGTGAACTTAGATTTTGCTCCTGTATTAGGTCTGTTTGAATGTTCATTATCATGCTGCTCTTTAGAGTCATATTCATCATAATTACCTTTATTAGCTTTAAGCTCTCCCTTAGCTTCTTTTACTTTACCAGGGGCAGTCCCTAGATACTCTGCTAATTTCTCTGCTCCCCATTTCTTGTATCCAGGTTTATTATCAAGAAATTCTCGTATTTGAGGTATTGTCATAAAAGTCGTCTTAGTTTAAAGGTTAGTGGCATGGAAAACCCTATACTATGAGTTTCAAAGTGAGTGTTATAATTGTAATAAAAATGATACCTATTCCTAGTCATGAAGCCACCAGAGACAGATAAGTAATCCAAGTCAGTAAATTCCGCACCTACAGTAAAGTATGGCTTAGGATTCTCTACTTTTGTAATAGTCTTTGTTGTATTGATCGTATTCGTAACTGTTCTATTGAAAGTCCAAACAGTTTCTTTAACCAATCTGCGTTTGGTAAAGTATTCAAAATCTTGTGAGGTAAGCGTACCTTGTACAGTTGTAGTCCATAGTGCAGAGATTAGAGAATCAGCATAAACCAATCTGTATTCATTCATACCAGATGATATTGGTACAGGTTTGGGTACTTCTATTTCTACAAAAACAGTATCTTGTTTAGGTTCAGGTATGCGTTCAGAATACTCTCTGTAAACAGCTGAACTATCTATTTCTACAGTAATTTCTTTCTCAACAACTACTTCTACTTCTTTTGTAATAAAGTCTGGAGTGAAGAGATATATACCTATAGTGTAAATGATGAGTAATGATATAGCCCCTCCAATAATCTTAATAGGTGTTTTCATATAGAGAAGATAATAAAAAAGGGAGAAAGTGTGAAACTCTCTCCCTTAAAAGTTTAGATTAAGGTAAATACCTTATACACCAAAAAAGGTGTTAAAATCTACACTATCACTTGCTAGAACGCCTGCTTGGAAAGCTAGGACAATCTCTACATACTTATTGCTCTTAGCAATGTTTTCAGTAGTATTTGTTCTATAAAGAATAGTTACCAGATCGTATGTTAGATCTGAATCTGCAAAGAACTCAGGCTTCTCAGCTTCAAACGGAGTAGCTCTGTAGAAGAATGATTGGAAACCTTGAGTATTCTTTTCCATATTAGCTACTTGTAAATAGCTTCCTGAACCAGTGACAGGAGCAGCTGAAGAAGTCAGTGGAGTTGATCCAAAGTCTTCTGAAAGGGCTGTACGGAAAGAAGTTACTTGATCTTCAGTATCAATCTCAATTCCTTCATTGTTATCAGGTGCTGGAGTAGCTCCAGTAAGTTTCAAGCCTGAAGCATCATCTGCATCAGGTGCTGTAGAAGTAAATCCAACAGCAACATCAGAAACTGTTTCTCCTGCAAAAGGACGTCCAAGAGTAGCTACATCTCCATCAAGTGCTTTAACATAGTACACTGGATAGCCTGTATCGGTAGCATGGCCAATTCTTACATAGTCTCCTGCACTAAGATTAGCTGCATCTCCAAAAGTAGCTTGATCACTACCTTGAATAATAGATACGTCTGTTGCAGAAGCACTACCGTTATTTAGAACAGCAGTAGTCAGTTCACTAACTACATCTACTTGTACAAAAAATCGAGGATTCTTTATAGCTACCTTTGCAATCTCAGTAGCAATAGTGAATGGAATTACACCAACACTCTTTGTAAAGTAGTTTGCGCTCATCGTTGGATATGGCTCATAGCCATTAGTTACATCAACAGTTTTCAGGAAATAATCTCCTGCTCCTGCTTCAATATCTCCATTAGTTCCGTTATATCCTACAAAAGTAACCTGACGAACAGGGGCTTCATAGGCTTTCGTTACAACTTTTTCGATCTTGCCTTTTTCCAGTACGTGTGTCCTTACAGGGCTCTTACCTGCGGATACACCCTGAGCAATGATCATTTCATCAGTAGCGTTAGCGCCTGTAAGATCTAGGCTTCCTCCTGCTTGTGCATCAAATATACCAATTTGAGCTTTAGGTAGCTCACTTGGGTAACTATATGCATCTGCAGCAGCATCTGCTACGGCTGTATTATTAAATAGTAAATGTCTCATAATTGTGACTTTTTAGTTATAGGTTGGGTGTGTCCTTTCAGACACAAGTAGCTTCATTGCTACATTCTTTAAATATATTTATAAAAATTTGTTTATCCAACTTCTTTAGCTGGTTGTTGACTTCGGACACTAGAGGCGAATAAATTAACAGCTACATCTAATATATTATCATGTAAGTGATTAGGTAGCTCAGAATCTGTACCACTCTCTATATTCATAGGAGTAGGTTCTTTTAAATAATCAATAATGACTTTATCTACTAAAAACTTACCGTCTGTATATGCCATAATGTTATCATCATTAATAGTACATAGAGGTCGTTTAATCTTTGTAGTATTAAAAGGATCGCTAAGAATATCGTAAATATCATCTGGTTGTACAACTTCATTAACTACGATTCTCTCTTCAAATTCAGCTGAAGAACGTTTATCGTTTGCTACAGTGAATGATATAGAAGGATAATTATAGTGTACCACACTCTTGCTAGCTAATAGAAACATATAATTACTAGGCAACTCTACAGTATCTACAAAATATCCAGTAGGTGTTATAGCTGCACTGCTATAACCAGTATCCAAACTAGTATTACGAGTAATAAGAACTCTAAAGTCATCTACTCTCTCAGGATTCTGTTCATAGATCCTCTTATCTGTAGTAAAATTCTCATAGGCTTCTTTTACAATAGCTAGTTGAGCTCTGTTTAACCAGTATTCAATGTCATCAGTGTATAATTGAAGCGCTGAATCAAGTTGGTTCACCTTAATCCCAAAGCGATATTGCATTTCTTTTATCGTCATTACTCAGTTTGTGTTTGCTGTGATCCTATAATAGTAAGAATCTTTCGTACAGCTAGGTTAACTACCTCCTGATGCGTATGCTCAGGAAGACTAGTAAATTCAGTTGATTCATTTCCTTCTAGTGAAATTTTCATAGGAGACTTAAGATATGTAAACCGTATATCAGTAGTATTATCCAGACTATTTAGAGAATCACCTATTACTATAACAGAATCATTCTCTATCAGTAAGGGAAATTCTCTAAATATTGGTTTATTATAATCGGTTTCTACATAATCTTTTATACCTTTAGAACCTAGTTTCCTACAGTTCTTCCATTCTCCATTAAATTCTAATCTTGAGAAGATGTAATATAAATAATCAGCAGGTAAATCTGCCTGTGCAGCATTTGGTATATATGAAACTGCTGAAATGTTAGCTAAAGAAACGTTTGTAATCAAAGTTCTTAAGTTCTCATTTACAAACTGAGACTTCATGTCTCTATTTTCATTCTTTAATTGACTATACTGTTCTTTGATATAGTCCTTGACTGCTTCATTTAAGAAATAATCTACTTCTTCTTTTAAAAAATCATCATAAACATTGGAGGCAATCTGTTGTGCCCCCAAGTTTACTCCGATATGTAGTTCTTGAAATGTCATTTTAAGCGACTACAGATTTTCTATCTTCTAGTTTAGCTTTCATATCATTTATCTCTTTACTGTGTTTGGTGCTTTTGAAGAATCCAACAGCATCATCTAAACTTTCACCTACTACTTCATCAATATAGAAATAACTGTTACCTGACTTACGCAGCACTTCATTCTCTACCAGATCAGCAATAAGATCTTTGATCTCAAGTCTACTATCTGTAGCTACGTCATAAAAGCGTGTAGGATCAGTTTCCATTGCAGTGTGCAATGAGTTTTCTTTCTGGCTCTTACTCATTTTATCAGGATTACCAGAACCTATTACTCGAAGTACTCGATTAATAGCCTTCTCATCATCCATTACTTTAGAGAACTCTCTATAAGCTTTTGCTTTAGATTTAATACGATCATTCTCTTCTTTTGTCTCTCTGTCAGGATCATGAATATAAAAACGCTTTTTAACGCTCTTATTCATTTCTGATTTAGACTTTGCTACGTGAGGATGTTTCTTTGCCCAAATATACGTTAGGTAGTCTTTTACAGACTCAGGATATCCATCTTCATCTATATTAAGGTTAAGTACAGTTCCTTCTGAGGGAACTTTTATAGTAATACTTCTCCAGAAATTACGTGCTTCTTTTCTGAAATCATCAGAATCAGCAGGTACATCTATAATGAGAGGAAGCAACGTTTTCTCAAGCTGCTTATTCTTATTTGTTAGAGGTACATTATCTACATATACACTACCCAATCTATGGATAGCTGTCTGTCTGATTTCAATAGGCACATGGCTACTATGAGCCTCCTTACGTATAATTTGTACCTGTTTTTGTTGAGGTTCTAGCCCTGTTTCAGTTAATGTCTTTTTACTCATAATTTTAATTTAGGTTGTCTTCTTCTAGTTAAAATAGTGATGATGCGAAGGAAGAAGACAAAATGTTCAACCTTCACACCACCACAAATAATTTACTCAGCTACACACTGAAGATCAATAGAAGTATCAAACCTTTTCAGGCATACTCCAGCAGTCTTCAAGAAATGTACACTAGCACCATCAATGTCACTAGCTCTGAGTGGGCTGTTACCCATTCCACGAGGAACTACTGAACCAGCTACTCCCCATTTCATCATTTCACGACCTTTCTTATTGATCATTTGGATGTTAGTCTCACCATCATAGCGAGATTGATCAACAAATACCATTCTGTAAGATTCCATAGGAAGCCCACTTTCAGGGTGTCGTCTACTTGCCTGAGCAAGTGCTGATCTGTCAAACAGGGGCGTTTTAACCACATTGATAGTATGACCATCAATGTGCTCATAACGTTTGAAGTATCCTGTCAGTTTCAGTTCTCTACCTGATCCTTCAAGGAACTTACCATCTGAATAGATAGTAAAGCCAGTATTTCCAAGCTCTTCTTTCATAGCTCTGTCAAATTCTCTAGCTCCACCTGTACCTGTGTACAGAGTTACGTTCATTGCTTGTGCGTCAGTCATTCCAAAGAATACATCACCAATCAACTCACGAAGCTTGCTTGCAGTCAAACGACTGTATGTATCTTTGTTAATGATTTGATCAAGAAGACCAGGACCTACTTGTACAGGCTGACCATTCTCATCTTTCATTTGTACAACTCCATTAGAGTCATATGATCTCTTACCATACCATAGGTACAGTTCAGATTCTTCTTTCCAGCTTAGGAAATGTTGCCATTCCTCATAGTCCATCCAGAATTTAGATGTACGTCCACCTTCAATAGGTAGCTCAAATTCAGCTACATAGTCCTTAGCATTACCAGAGAACTGGTAAGACTTACGTATAGTCGTCAGTTTATGACGAACCTTAGCAGGTGATTGCCAGTTAGCTGCATTCCCTCTGGAGAAGTCAACACCTACAGGTGCAAACATTTGACCAAAGTTCTTACCTGACTGCACATCTTCTGCAGGCATGGCAGGAATATCAGGGCTAGCAAGTTCTACAGTGTAATCCCAGTTGTTTCCATTAGGACGTGGTTCTCCCATAATACGAACCTGTACTCCTGATTCAGAGACAAGAATGTATCGGTTAATAAACCATTTATCAGGGAATGTTAGGACAAAAGGTTGTCCTCCTCTACCCAAGTCAGCAGTGCTGGCTGGTGTCTTTGCAATAGGTCGAGTTTTTCTGAAGTGATAATTCACGTCATACTCATACTCAAGCTTATCAATAGATTTTGTATTGCCAAGACCCTCGGTTAGAAAACTGAGAGGAAATTTCTTATCCTCTCGACCACCCAAATGGGTAATCATAGGAGAAATCCTTTCAGGACTTGACACTAGTGCATTTGACAGACTGTTCATGTCTGTCATCTGATCACTATTATAATATGTCTTTTTTACTTTCATAGTTATTATTATTGTTTAAGGTTAGGTTGAAATAGCAAGTTTAATCAATTCTAAACTCTAGTTTTTCAACGTTTCCGCTGCTTTTTTCTAGATCAGGGTCTTGACTGTCACTTCTACTACGATCTTTGTTACTCTTTAATTTATCTTTCAAACTTTTAGTAGCCTTTGAGCTACCTTGCTTCTCCATCATCTTAGCTACATTATCTATCCCATAAAACAGGATAAGATCCACTGCCAGATGATCTTCTGTTGTCATTTCATTACTTCTCTTATCCCGTTCAGAAACCCCTGTCTCAGGATCTGGATTAATAAATGACTTAAATTCTTCCTTCTTCGATTCAGAAACTGGAATATTTCTTACAGTACCTTTATCAATAATGGTATTGACTTCTTTCCAAGACTCTTCAGCTTGCTCACGTTGAGCTTTTTTACGTGCTTCAGTCTCTTTAACAATATGCTGTTTCTCTTGCTTTTGAACCTCTCTGAGATCATTTAGAGAATCCTTAGATTCATCTAATAAATTACCAGAATCTTCAATAGCCTGGATGTTACGTTTGATTCTACCATCTGATAGACCTTTAGACTGTAAAGATGCACGTATAATCTCTTTTTGAGAATCAACATCATTTTCATCAATACTTATTTTACTAAAGTCAGTAGGAGGATAGAAGGTTTTAATAAAATCTTCAGGATCTCCACCAGAAGCTTCATATTCATATAAAGCTTTTACATTAGGTGAAGCCTCTACCATCTCATTATAACGTCTTTCAGACTCCTTTTGACCAATAAGTTTCGTTAATTTAGTAAGGCCTTCTTCAGTATCTTCAATACCTTCTAATTCGCCTTCTTCAAATTCATAACCAAATCCTTGCATGATGGTATCAACAACTCTAGGCTCATCATCTTTATCGCCTTTATCGCCTTTATCATCATCATCTTCATCTTCCTCATCAGATTCTTTAGACTTAGACTTAGATTTGCCTTCATCAGATTTATCATCTTTTTTAGACTTATCTTCATCATCTTTGTCTTCATCTTCATCAGTTTTAGGATCTTCAAGCTCTTCAAGCTCAGGCTCTTCATTTGCACTAGGGTCTGCTAAAGCCCCAAAGTCTATATCATCTACTGATAGTCGTTCTTCTTCTTGTTTGTCTTTGTCTTCGTCTGCCATAGTTGAATATATGTAGTTTAATGGTTATTTGTAAAATTATTTTTTATAGAATCGTGTACCTTAATTATATGACACTAATTGTTCTTAGGCTTATTTGTCTGTGTACGTTTAATGCTAAGGTCTACTCTTTTAAGGGCTTCTTCTACCCTGTTAGCTCTACGCTCTTCATTGATTTTTTGCTGCTCAAGTTGAGTATTATCAACGTTTTTAGCTTGGTCTACAGTATTACGCATGTTTTGTACGTCTTTCTGTGCTTCAGCTTGGATGAGAGCTTCTTCAATTTTTGTTTGATTATCTCTAATATTTCTACGTTCTTCACCTTCCATCTCAGCTTGCTTGATAGACATATCCATTTCTTTAGCTTCTTTCTCCATTTCTGCTATAGCTGCTTCTTGCTTGGCTCTAGCATCTTCTGCTAATTCAATCTTACGTTTGATTTCAGCAAAGCTGTCAGATTCTAAGATAGAAGCAATAGTAGACATATCTCCTTGATTTTGAGCAAATGCCTGTGTCATATTCTTCATCCTATCCAGATTCTCTATATCTTTCCTAGCAGATGATATGAAGACACCATATTCAGCTTCAGAATATTGCTGACCATCTAATTCAAAGAATTGCTGTGTACCATCTGGCATAAGGTATGTTCCTTTTTTACCATTTATCCAAATCTCTTGACTGTTATCTACAAGACCTTGTGCATTACGTTCTTCAAAACGATTATGTTTTCTAAAATAATCTTCTGTTATATAGGATGATTGTATAATAGATTGCTCTGTTACACCCTTACCATCATAAGAATCTATATTACCCTGTCTTTGTCTAGGTACACCAGATGCTTCAAACCATTCCTGTTTTACAGAATCTAATAAAACAATGTATTGTTCTATTGTTCTGATAGATAGGTCTAACGCTTTCTTAGCTTGTGGGTTTAATTTCTTACCTTCCTGATTGTAGTCCATCCATGCTATACCTGTAACTTCCAGATAATGCATAAACTCATCTATACCCCAATCGCCTGGTATAAGGGATAAATCGAATTCTGCTACAATATCTTTTGACTTAGCAATAGATAGCTCAAGCCTGTACTTGTAAATATCATAGATAAGCTGATAGGGAATACCCATCATTACTAGTGAGATATTAGCGGAATTCCTGTTTGAGTATTTTCTACCATTGACAGGAAGTTTACATCTAGAAGGATTATCTAACGATCTTCGTTGATTTTCACATGGATATGTATCTATATAGATATTATCATCTATACGAACACCCTGCCATGATTCATTTACCCATAACCATTCTACTGATTCTTCTTCTGAAGGTTCATAATTTTCATCAACTATTCTTTCTTCAGGCTTACCTGTCATTTCATCTATGTATGTCAGAAATCCTATTTTCTTAAAGGACTTCCAATAGACTTCCATAACTTCAATGAGACGATCATTATCATTCTCAGGAGCTTCTGTATCTGAACTAAACGATAAAAAGCTTTCACGGTTGTATTCAGGATCTTCTAGATAATCAACATCTTCAGGAGTTAGCTCTTTGTGCCATTTATCTATGATAGATGATGCAGTCATGAATCTACGTAATACACACCAGTCACCATCTTCTACAAACTCCAGCTCAGGATCTTTATCATAGTCTATATCCAAAGGGTTAACTACTCGATACTCAGGCTCATTATTGTTTGTACCTATAAAAGCGTACTCTTCACCTGCTACAAGAAAGTCTTTCCACAGCTTTTGATTTTTATCGTATACTTCACAATACTGCTTAATAAAGTTCCATGCATGTTGGCCAAGCTCACTTCGTATATCTGTATAATTTCTTTGAAAGAAGTCAATCTTTTCCTCTACAGTAATTTGATCCTGCTGTTGTTGCTGTTGTTGTTGCTGTGGGTTTTTAGCTTCTACTCTTTTCTGCAGAATACTATAAAATTCATCTGATAGGGCTTCTACAATAGCTTCCTGCTCTTTCTCTTTCTTAATATCTGTAGCATCAGAATTGACTGCAATTACAGAAGCATTGTCTGGTCTTCGAGCTTTCTCCCCAACGAGAACATCAACAATAGGTTTGATGATATTATATCTTTTCAGATCAGCTGGTACATTCTTACGTTTAGCTCCTCCATAAGGCTGTAGAACATATCTATAATCTTCACTATGCTTATGACCATTGTAATAATCATACAGTTTTTTAATATCTGAGCCATAGCCAGAGTTTCTATTAAAGAAAGATAGTTCTATATAAGCATCTACAGTTTCTTCTTTCCACTCTTGATCTTTTTGATCAAAAGGAATCTTCTGTTTGGGTATTCTATGTAATGTACTTTTATCTACAGCCATTTAGTGTCTTAATCGGTTAAAGAAATCATCGTTAGTTCTGCTAGGTTGTTTAGGCGCTATAGTATAATTAAATAATTCTTTGTCATAGTACATTCCTACCATGAGCGCACGAACTCTATCAAAGTTACCTTTTTTATTGTATTTAATCAATTCTTTTAATAAGGCAGTATCATATATCGTATTTAGTATCTTAACAGGGTTGCCATCCTTGTCTTTTCCTATAACAGTAAGTAGCCAGTCTCTTATATAAATTTCACCTTGATCTATTCTAGGAGTAGTCATATGCATTCCATAGGGACGATTTACTCTATTACTTTGAAGCTCTTTCTTGTCGAGCATTTCAAACTCTTCTTCCAGGTAGTGTAATTTTTTAAATCTCTTAGCGTAGCCTATTACATCTCCACGATCATTTTCAAATCCTATCTTAGCACCATAATACTCAGCTAGTAAAAATAGATTCTTGTTATATTCATCTTGAGTAGATGGTCTTCCTACATAAGAAGCTACAACAGCTCCATTAAAAGTAGGAGAGAAGTTATTGGTACGTTTAATTATATAAGCAGCACCTAAAGATTCTTTATCAGAAGAGCTATCATGAGCATAAGGATCATGGCATACGATGTATAATCCTTTAGGTATATTACCGTCTTGAGATCTATATGGAGCTTCTTTAATACATATAGCTCCTGTAAGATCATCTTTTTTGCTATGAGGATAGACAAGAATAGGTTTAACATCCTGAGAAGGTTTAAACTTAATCTTATTGTTTGCACCTGTATACAACTGTCCAGGTGTCATTATAGAAGTCCTACCAGATGCTTTTACTTTATTGTATTGAGCGTTGAGTTCCTGAGTTGGGAACAGATTATTATCTGAAGATAATACAGCTTCTGAGGGTTTCTCAGCATGCTCTGCTACATATTGTTGGAAAGCTTTGGCAGAATCACCTTTCTTCTTGTTCTTACGTTCTGACTGCTCATACTCATAAGCACCCTCTCTATCAGAATTACCATCTTCATCAATATACCCATCAAGGTTTAAACAGTTAGGATGAAAGAATCCTGCATCTGTTCCTTCAGCACCATCATCCCAGATATTATCAAACACTAAACAGTCATACACAGAGGGTCTTTCAAACAAAGCTTCTGCAGATGTAAAATCAGCTCCTTCAGTACCACCAGTACCAAAAGAAATCATAATACCAAGAGTTTTGGCACCCTGTTTTACCAAAGGCATAGCAATCTCCCATGCATCTAGTAGCTCAGGAAACTTACCTGACTCTTCCCATAAAATCAGTTCACCAGCAGCTCCACGTACAGCATCAGGGTTATCATGAAGAGAAATACCTGCAATAAGAGACTGCCTACCTTTTTCAATTTCTTTACCATCTAATTTTCGTTTATATCCTGACTTTTTATAATCTGTCTGATCTTTTAATCTAGGCTGACCCCAAGGCGTATGTTCATCTACATGAGATAAAAATTCCCATGCTTTGTTAAGAATAGCATCTTTACCATCCAGATACTTACTATCACCAGCTAAGATAAAGTTTTTACTACGCTTAATATGATAGTAGTTTCTGACACACATAGCAGCATTCTTATATGAATACCCTTTTCTACGAGCTTTGAGAAGATTTAAGTGCTTGTTATGCTTTCTGGCATACTCCACAATAGAGAAGTAAAAATAATCACCATCATAGAAAGCAGGGAAAGTATTCTCCCTTTTAGACATCATATTCCCTTCATTATCCTCTACTTCTACAGCTCTATCAATAAGGCAGTAGTTTAAATAGAAATAATGGTAACCTGTTATATAGGTTTCATTAGGGGCTGTATATCCATATAGGCACCTGTCTACTTCTCTATCCCAGTGTTTTTCAAATTCAGTCTGATCCAGGTAAGGGTCTAGTTTTGTGTAGACTCCATGCTCTTTAAAGTAATGAGCTGCAGGAGAGAATAGATAGGAATCTTTGAAGAACATAGAATCATAATCAAGATGGATTCTTCCTTCTTCTGTAACTTCTATAATATCTTCAATTCTCTTAGTTACATTATCCTTCATTATACTTGTTTATCTTGTACCCCCCACGAACTTCAATCTCTTTATCTCTCTGTTTTTTAACACGTTCTTCTAGTTTCTCTAGTGAATCTGTTATCTCTCCCATTCTCTCAAGAGCACGTATAACATCATTTACCTTATGCTTAGGCTTACCTTTATCGTCTTCTTCTGTAAGATCTACAGCATTAAGATAGCTAATAATCGTATAGCACCCTTCTCTAGCAGACTGAAGTAATCTTACAGGTAGAGTTTCAGTCATCTCCTTATACTTTTCAGATGCTTCTAAGAGTTTTTTATCTGGTTTATATTTGTCATCATCAAAGATTAGCTTGCCTACTTTAGTCCAGCGCTCTTCTTCTTCTAACGCCTGATAAGGAGATAGAGGATCAAACATAAAATAGATCCAGGCAAATTCTTTCGTTGCATGTTTCTTTTTTCTACCATCTGAATCTCCTTCAGATCCTTTATCCCTAGCTATAATGTCTCTAAAGACAGGGATAGCTCGTATCTCAGGATTAGGTGTAGCGTAATTATCCTTTACTTTTAAGAGTTCTATCATCTGATACTTTCTTTAGTAGTTCCAAAAGTAAATTTGTCTTTCTTTGTATAGGCTTCTTCCTTCGCTTCTACATTCTTCATTTCTAGTAATTCTGCAAATTTCTTTAATACATCAGCCATATGCTTTAATAACATAGATATAACTGGATTCTTAAAATAAACTCTTCTATAATTAAGTTCAATATCTTTATACAGATCTAATAGTTGATCTCTCAAGACTTTTAAGATTACATCTCCATTTGGAACATCTGTAGAGTTTATATCAGGTTGATTTTTTAAGTGTTCTGCCATTACTGTTCTCCTTTAATTTTTTAAGTCTGTAAGGATGCACATCAAATTTACCAAAATAAGGCAATCGTATAGATTCTCCCCCTCCTTTCTTCATAACATAGGCTATACATTCTATTTGGGACTGCACAGCTTTCTCTATTTCTTTCTTTGTCTTATTATGTTTTTTAGCCAGGTAATCTATTATTTCTGATCTATCCATTTTATCTTAAATACAACTTCTTTTTCATTATTAGGAACTAGTAACCAATGAATTTCATAGCCTGAGTCTATCTTTCTGATAGCTTTTTTATCATGCATTCTTTTAATATAGTTATTTAAAGTATTGAAATTATCTCTACCTAATCTTTCTGCTACCTGTTTCTTTATTTCAGTACAAAATACATTAATGTCTATATTAGATGCTTTTAATTGTTTTTGCTTATCAATAAATGCAGCTAGTACTTTGATTTCAGTATCAGTGAGTCCAAAGATACCGTTCATTAGCTGAACATACTGAAAAGTAGTTTTAATCTTTACGGTTGTCTTTTTCTCTGTCATTTAGTGATTCATTTAATTTAATCTTGTATATGTTATCATCTGATTTTTGGATCTCACAGTTATCTGCACTTTCATTAAATGCTGATATAAGCTGATCAAAATTAGGTGTTTTCTTACTTATATGATTCAGTAGAGAGGCTAATTCTTTAGAGGCTTGTATTACTTCGTCTACAATCCTTTTCATGTTCTTATCTCTTTTCTCTAAAGTAGATACTTTTCGTTTAATACGCTCATATGTATCTAAGCTGATCTTTAATTCTCCTACAATTTCAAATTCTTTAGTTATATCCATTATAGATACAGGGTTGGTTGGTATTCTTTGTTATATCTAATAGCACAGATAGGCTCTTTAGTATCAGATCGTGTAAAGATATAGCAAAGTGCCCCCTCTTCACTTTCAAACTGATACTTTAAAATATGTGCTTCAGGATTCTCAGACTTTATTTTCTTCTCAAAGTCTCTGAGAAAGGGATGAATAATATCGTTTGCTGTATTGTAGATTTGCTTAGCAAACTCGCTGTCTTGTTTCTCTGGTTGCTTCTTTTTATTAACTGTCATAAGTGTATTATAAAGTTATTGTCTTCTTCATTACGAAGATATAACAAACTTCTTTATAATACAAGTATAATTAAACCTGGCTCCATCCAAAGTGTCCATATTGCCCGCTTGGTTTTCTAAACCCTTGTCCTTGATCAATAAGCTCATAGGTATTACCTTCATCAACAACTTTCGTACCCAAGTCCATTGCTTGAAATTCATGAGATTGGAAACTGCTCCATTCGGGAATATTTGTTGGATCTGGAACTCGAATGAATAATGCTGGTACATCTTCTACATTGTGATGAGTTCTATAATGAGGTTGTCTGGCTTTTACGGGTGTTCCATTATAATTATACACCCTCTCTTCAACCCATTCTCCCTCTTCTGGAAGATCAGGAAGTTTGGCTGTGAAGTTAGATACAAATGCAAGTTGTGTCGCTTCATCTTCGGTAAGTTCAAATACCAGTTGACCTGTAACCGTTTCTTGATCGGGGTTCGTTTGTCCTATATGAAGAACATCTCCCGTCTCATCGTGAGCTACCCAATACGTTGTCTTTGTTGGTTTGCTTATTCGTCCCATTATACACTACCTCCGTCTGTGATTGTCCATGCTGGATCTGGATTTACTCCTGTAAGATAATTATGAGCGTCTACTGCGTTGTCATAAGGTGTTCCGCCGTATATTGTTGAGTTATAAGTTATCGTTCCTGCTCCTAATGCTATTCCTGAAGGAAGGCCTGCATTTCCGTCTACAAAATTACCCCATCCGATAAGTGCTCTGGAATAGTTCTCTGCAGAGAGTCCTGAAGACTCAAACATC